TGGACAAAATATTGGATCTTATTTTTCTTTAGATCATTGGGCGCATAGTTCCTTCTAATAGAAAGAACTTTCCTATTACCTTCCTCAACAGTTACGATGTAAGGTAATTTTATTCCGGTCGGCTCTCCGTCCTCACCGACCTCTTCAAAACCTTCTAAGTCTAAATTAACATGACACTCTAACAAAGTATATACTGGCTCGTTCTTACCAGTCTTTTTACTTCCTTCAAGGTCACGTTCTTTTTTTGCAAGCTC